ATTGGCCCAGCTCGACAATGGTACTGAAGGCGCTGTGACTGTGGCACTGGTACTGTTATACACAGACATTCCTTCAGTGACTCTGAGGTTGGTAATAAAGCCTGGCCAATAGCCCCCGTAGAATCTGCCAATCCAGTTGCAGACACCCGTGTAATCAAGATTGTTGACCTGTGTGCCACCACTAGGGCTGGTTCCACCTGCGGCACCTGTTGCACGACTGCAGGTCACATAAGAACTGGTATTGACAAAGGTGCCCACCCACATGGTTTCTACCTGTGTGCTGGCATTGCGGTTCAGTATAATGTATTGCCACTTGTTGATTTGTAGGGTGTTGCTGGGAAAAGTATAAGTCCTGGCACCACCTCCACCATATTTGTCCAAGGTAAATGACTGTGCATCAGTGTTGAATAGGCTTAGAGCACCCGATTGATCTGTGGCAACCAACGCCCTTTGACTGGTATAGTTGACATTGTTGTAGAACCAACCTTCTATGGTGTAAGCACCGGTGCCCAATGCAAAGCCTGGCGTCATACTGAGATATTGACTACTTCCGTTAAACTGTAGGCTACCCGCCAATGAAGTATAAACTGGAGTATACGTCTGTATGGCAATTGACGGACCAGTGGCTGAATAAGCCGCACTGCCCACACTGGTTAGGGTTTGATTTTTAGTAAGGTCTGAGAGATCAGTTGGTGATTGCAAGAATAATGTACCGGACACCCCTTCAAATGTTTGTGTGGGCATAGGAATAGTTGCATCAGTAGTGGTGAATAGGTTAGTGTTGGTTACTCTAATTCCGCTGAGGTAGTCGTTGGCACTGTATCTACCAGCTGGCACAAAAGCACCAATACAGTTACTCAATCCGGTCAGGGCCCATCCCGAAGTATCGGCGTTACAATCAAATCTGCCCGAAGTACTGGCGGCTGCTGATGCATCGCCTTGTTTGCCCAACCATACCTGTAGGAACCCGCCGGTGTCTCTGCTAACTGCAACATAGTACCAGGCATTGGCAATCAATGTTTGTGCTAGGTTGAATGTAGTGGCAGTAGCACCGTTAGAGTCTACTACAATTTGTGTGGTCGATGTCACATTGATAGTGAGTGCTTTGGCATACGCAGGTGTGGCAGAACTTGTATCTGTGCTTAATATCACTGGCCCACTATCGGTTCCAGGAGTATCTCCACTATAAAACCATCCTTGCACTGTAAATGGACTTTGATAAGTGCCACCTACTACAATACCCGGTGTTAATGTAACACGGCTACTGGTGGTTGGGAAATAGATACTGCCTGGTGTTGGGCCAGTTGCAGAGGCCACATTGTTATTCACAAGGACCATCATTGCACCACTCATCAACTGACTCCTGTACCGTTGATCATCCAGATATTGGCTGCTACATTGAGCAGGGTGGCCATGCCATAAGTGGTCACTGTTCTGTTGGCTGGTGTGCTGTTTCCAGCCAGGTATAAACTCACACCCGAACCTTGTGCTATAGTGATATTGCCCGAGCCACGATTTACAATGCTGATGGCAGTGCCCACCGACCATGACACTGATGTGTTGTTGGCTATGGTCAGGACATTGGCCGTGGCCAGAGTTGAGTAGTAGTGTTTGCCAGCATCGGTAGCGGCAATGGTTGCGTTGGCTGTAAATGCCACCTGCGGAATGTTTAGGTAGCCGATGGCAAAGCCGGCTGTGTTGCCAGTGATGTTGCCAGTGACACTTATATCAGTAGAAACTGTGACAATGCCTGTGCCATTTGGTGCAAGTGCAATGTTACCGTTGCTGCCGGTGATGATGCTCAGGGCACCTGTGTCAACAATGTTACCGGTCACGTTCAGGTTGCCACCACTCACATTGCCTGTGGCTGAAATCAATCCGCCTGTTAGGATGTTACCACCTGTGACATTGCCAGCAGCACTGACATTGCCAGGAGCATTTAAATTACCGATGTTGCTGAATGTCCATGTCTTGGCTGTGCCATTGACATCGGTCATAATAGTGGCACTGTTAGCATAGGTAGATACAATAGTATCTGGGTTAGGTTGTGTAGTTCTCCATGACAGCAACTGTGCTGGATTGTCTGTGCCATTGTTCATGGCCGCAATACCAATAGCACCGTTGGCCACAGTTTTGATAAGTCCGCCTGAGGCACCAGGTATGACCAAGTTGCCTGTGGTATCAAAGGTCCAGGTATTGGTGCCGTTGCTGGTCACAGTCACGTTGCCGTTACCGGTCGCAACACTTACATTGCTGTTACCATTGGCAATGTTGCTGCCTGGACTTGCGACTATGCCAGTGAGTTGGCTGCCGTTACCAAAAATATAAGCGCCAGTGACATTGCCTGTGGTACTGACATTACCTGGAGCAGTCAAGTTACCAGTGCTACCAAATGTCCAGTTATAAGGAGTGCTGTTTGAACTAGTCTGTATCAGTAGATTGCCCACAGTGGTTCGTATTTCTGGCTCTGTGCCAGTTCTAAATATTTCCAACCAGTTGCCACCAATCTCCTGATCATTAAAGCCCAGGCCACCTGCGGTGCCCACATATACACTGTTGGCATTGCCAGTTGTGGTGTTGAAACTTTGCAGAGTCACTGTGTCGTCGGTGCTCCGTAATACGCCTTCGCCTGGCAAACTTAAGAAGCCGTTGGCGCCAAAGATCCACTGTGCGGCATTACCTGCACTGTCATTGCTGTTGATCACAATATTGCCGGTGTTGGCCAGTTGTATATATTTGTTGTCGTCGCCGATGAACTGATTGTAGTATTGATTATTGCCAGTGTCAAAATGTATATGGGTGGGTTCGTCAATGATATTGCCACGCACTCGCAGGTATAAACTATTTGCCAGGGACCCAGGATCCGGTGCAAGATATAGTCCACTCACTGTGTTGCTGGTTCCTGTGCCTATAACTGCCTCGCCACTGAATGTGACACCGCCGGTTACTCGGTTACCGTCGGCATAGTTTATTGCGATAATATTACCAGGCAAGTTTAAGTTGCCAGTAGTATCAAATATCCATTGTGCGGCATTACCCGCACTGTCATTGCTGTTGATAAGAATGTTGCCGGTGTTGGCCAGCTTAACATACAAGTCGTCGTTGCCCAGGAACAGTTCAGTGTTGTACAAGTTACCCGAAGTCAAATGCAAGTGATTGGCATCAGGACCGAGAACAGTTGGATAAATCAACAACTGTTGGTCAGCATCGGTTCCGCCCTGTGGTTTTAAAGCGATGGTGTTGCCAGTTAATACACCGCCCGGAATACTGGTTTCATAAACAATGCCACCTCGTGGCAAGTTCAAGTTGCCAGTTTCATCAAACTGCCATTGATATATTACGGCATTGGCGTCGGTTGTGATGTATACTCCATCAGCGTTACTGTAGTTTGTTAATCCTACTGCTCCATTGCCCGATAAAGTTGCGTCACCCGAGGAGGTTATAATGATGTCTCGTTGACCTGTGGTTAGTAAAGTGATATCAGCGTCGTTGGCATAGATATTGACTTCTGCAGAATCATAATCTATTTCAAAGCCTGACTTGTAACTGTAAAAATATTCAAAACTAGTTACCGTGGTAGGATTAACGGCCGGTAGTGTAGGTGTGTAAAATGTGATGTCTGTAGCGCCACCACCGGTGCCGTCCAGGAACAACAGTGGTCCACCATTGACACTGATGAAAATATGACCAGTAGCACCAAATACTGAGTTCACAAAGTCAACGATTGTAGCGGCACCAGTGAATTGAACAGCACCCAGGCCGCCTTGATTTGTGTAAACACCCGTAGCCCAGTCTGATGTGTTAAAAGATTCACTGTTTTGACTGCTCCATTGTTCCAAACGAGTAAGTGTATCACCGGGTGACATCAACAGAGATGAACTTACAATGCCATCACTATCAAAGGCTGTTATGAGGAGATCCTCGTCGCTAGCTTGACTGATGCTTCCACCGGTGAGGTTTAAGCTACCATTGGTTGGCAGTGTCAAGTTGCCAGCATTGTCAAAGGTCCATTGATAAGTGCCATCTAGGCTGCGTATTGTGACCTGACCGTCGCCGGTTATGCTGAAATCAGATGCGCTGGTCTGTATTATGCTGGCATTGGCCCAGTCAAGGCCACTGCCGGTGATGTCTATGTTGCCAGTTGCAATTGCGGACACGTTGCTGATGCTGTAGCCTTGCCCGTTGACATTGGCTGTGAGATTGCCACCAAAACTTCCTGTTGCGCCTGGATTTCCTGCAAGTCCAGTGGCACCTGTGACGCCTTGCGGGCCTGTTGCGCCAGTGGCGCCGCTACCAGTTGCTCCCGGAGTTCCTGCAAGTCCAGTGGCTCCTGTGACGCCCTGTGGCCCTGTTGCGCCAGTGGCGCCGCTACCTGTTGCGCCTGCAGGTCCAACGGAGCCTGTGGCGCCTGCTGATCCTACGCCCGTGGCACCTGTAATGCCCTGTGGTCCCTGTGGCCCAGTAGCACCTGTGGCACCTGTGGCACCAGTTGGGCCGCCTGGCGGGCCTGCAGGGCCTCGTGGTCCTGTGGCGCCAATAAATCTAGAATTGGTGCTGTTGAAGGTACTGGTGGGCACCAACGCGGCTGGCACCGTGTTTGGGCCAAGGTCTATTGCACTGAGTGGTACCGGTGCGGCAGCAGGCCCGGCCGCAACTGGGGCTGGACCAAGGTCTATTGCACTGAGTGGTACCGGTACGACCGGAACTCCGGGTACATCACCGACAGGAACTGGGTTTGGAGTTGATATGGCCACGATATAGGATTCCCTTTTAGGATATTTATGCTAAAACACGGAAAAAATCGTGCAACAGAGGTCACTCCATCTGACGGGTATCTAAACTGGCTGTGCCATGATCAATTACCAAGTTGCAATGGGACTACGATACCAAATTTCACTTGATCCATCATAGTCGGCAACGCAGATGTAAAACCAACTGGTGTCAAAGGCATACATGCCAACTTCGTCGCCTATTTGTCCAAATGTATTAGTGGGAGGAATCAATTGGACTCGGCTGTAAAGTTGACTGAAATTGTTGTTGCTCTTGATAAAAGCAGTACGAATAGGGTCGCCGGCTCCGTCATTGGGAGTAGCGCCTACAGTGATAATTTGTTGAGCCATAGATTAAGTTCCTCTGCTGGTATTTAGCAGATTTACTAGTCTATGTTAAACAGCAATTAGGTAGGACTGAAGCTGGATCCGCAACCGCAGGTGGTCACTGCTGTGGGATTTTTGATGGTAAAAGTGGCACCATATTGGTCTTCTTTGTAGTCTAGTTCTGCACCTTGAAGATAACCGCCACTCATGCTGTCCACTAAAACTTTAACCCCGCTGTAGTCTAGATCCCAGTCATCTTCGTTTTTCTCTTCATCCAGGGTGAATCCGTAGCTCATGCCCGAGCATCCACCGCCCTGCACAAACACCCGTAGTTTAAGTTCAGGATTGTTTTCTTCAGCAATGATGTCTTTGATTTTGGCCACTGCGTTTTCTGTTATTGTGATCATAGTCGCTCGTTGCAAACTTCCCAATCAATTATTTTCCAAATATTGTCCAGATAGCGTTCTTTGTCCCACTGATAGTCCAGGCTCCATACATGCTCCCACCAGTCCACTAGTACACAGATGTCGGTTCGTACCTGGTGATTTGGTATGGTCTTGATTGTGCCCGCAGTGCTGAGATATACCCAACCCGACCCTTGTATTTTCATGGCTGTTTCTTTGAAGGCCTGTTTGAAATCTTCATAGGTTTTGAAGTTGGCTTCTATCAGCTCTAGCACAGCACCTTTGGGGCGATTGGCACCCTTGGGCGGTCGCAGCTGTGGGAAAAACTTGTTGTGCAAGAAACTGCCTGCACGATTGAAATCAGCATTGCCTTCGCCGGCATTGTAGCGTTTGGCATAGCCTCGGGCTAGATGTCCGTAGTGATATTCCAAACTTTCTTTGCTCAGCACTGGCTCCAGATCCCGTTCACCATAGGGCAAGGGCGTGGTTTCCAGCTTGGCCGGTCTGGTGCTGGCTTCCAAAAGATTTATATCGTAACGTATGGAATGATGCATGATGTATTTAGCGGCGTCGTGTGATACGTCCGCGGGCAAGATCATACGGGCTGAACTCTAGTTCTACCACATCGCCCATCAAGACCTTGATGTTGTTTTGCCGCATGCGGCCATTCAAGCTGGCCAGGACAGGTCTTTCAAAATTTTCAATTTTAACTCTATAGGTAGTGTTGGGCAGAACTTCTTGTACAACACCTTCCATTTTGATAACGTCTTCTTTGCTCATTGATATTACTTATGATTATCTACGCATAGAACTAATATCTTTGGCTTCTTGATCTGAAAAAACTGGCACAGCATTTGACTTGTGCATGGTACCAATGCCTTTGATCTTGGTACCGGTATATTCGTTATCTCGGACCTTGACACAGGCTACCCAACCGGTATCGCGGCTCTCAATATAGGGAGTTTCGCGGCCTGGAGGTGTGGTATTTTTCACTGTCAAGGTACCGGTGCGTTTGGGCTCTACAGGACGGGCACTGAATCGCGGAGCCATTTTCTTGAACGTGCCAAGACGCTGTTCCCATTCTTCTTTGAGCAGTTCGCTCTTGCGTTTGGCTTCTGCACTGGCCCACTTCTGTTTGCCCCGCTTTTTGCCTGTGGTACTGAGCCATGGTCCCTCGAGATGAAATGCCATTATATGCTCCCAGATCTGTTATTCATACTACTATTATAACAGATCTGGAGTTTTGGGTCAACCTGTTACTTGAACAAGATCATGGCCATGATCACTGCCTGGATTGTAAAACCCATGCCAACGGTGACAATGTTCAACATGTCTTTGAGCACCACGGCTCGGGCAAACAACAGCACCAGGCCGGTCCACATGAACAGCACTATGTCCAGGTTGGGCACAGTGTCACTGAGTCCTGTGAGCAAGGCCAGCAGTGTGGGTATGGTGGCGCAGTGTATTACAACTACTGCTAGCCAACCCAGGGTTTCAGCACTTACTTTGGGCCAGTGTTGATCTAACCAGGTTCTTACAGAATTCAACAACTCGTCTAATTTGATTATCATATTTTTTCCGCATAAAAGATGTGCCTTCCAAATTTGGCCACTTGAGGTTTGCCCCATTGTGGTTTAACATAGTCCGCATGAAAATACAGGGCGTTCTTGACACTGGGCAGCCTAAAACCTTCCAGTAAGACCTTTTTTGCTACTTCTTCTGATTCTTTCCAGTGTGCTGGATAGATGGGCCGAACCTTTGATGATCCGTCGCAGAACCAGGAGAACTGGCAAATTACCTTGTCATACACCACGTTCTTTTGATAGACCACACCGCAGATGTCGGGTGCAAACTTGCCCGAAGCCACTCGGTTTAGAGTTACCTGGGCCACAGCTACCTTGCCTTCAAACGGCTCAGTTGCACTTTCCCAGTAGATGTTGCGAGTCAGGCAATCCAGTTGTTTAGCACGATCTGCGGCACTGATGAATCCTTGCCGTGCCACTTCATTGGCAGTTCTCAGCGTGTCCAACTTGGCGTTGGTCACATGAACTACAGATGCTACTACCACTGTCAAACAAACTATCTTTACTGCTGCACTGCTTAAATTAGAAATTGAGATAAGTTTCAATGTCCTCTCCTTAGCGTTGTACTGAACGCATCAGCGGAGTTGTCCAGGATGGACGCATTGACAGAGATTCAGGCAAAAGAAAAGACCTCGGGCCTCAGTGCCATACTCTCCGAACCCCGCTTTGTTTCTGCCGGGCTCATACCATTTGTCAATGAAGAGGATTTCCGAAGTCCTCTTGTAAAGAGACCAGCTTTGCGGCACTGGCCAATCCGTTGTGGAGTAGAGCTTGGGTGTAATCCTCCGCTGTTTGTCGAAACAACAGCCAGGATTGGTTTTCTACTCTCTAAAATACTTAGCTCACCGGCGTTGCCACCCACTAATAACCCCAAAATTCTCTCCACTTTTACCATAATATACAGTTATTATAGCACGATACAGCATCTGTGTCAATCTACGATGGGTGGGGGCATGGCCTTTATACGATCCCAAGTGGCCTGTTTATCTTTGATATGCTGTTCTAGCTTGCGATATTGTTCACCCAGGCCCCTGAGTTCTTCCCAATCCTGTTCTAATTCTGGATTGGGTTGGAAAAGGCTCAGGCGTTCTTCGATCCTTTTCACAGCCGCAACCAGGCTCCACCCGTTGATTTCAACGTCAGCACCTTCGCCGTCCAGCTGTATTTTGGCACTGGTACTGGCAGTACTTTGGACAGTCCAAGGCGAGCCAGCGCTCGAAATAGTATAGCTGTTGTTACAGAAACCGGCGCCATAGCCATTGGCACCGGGACCGGTGGTAAAGGTGTATGGACTGGTCAAGGTCACACCGCTAATGGCAGTGTGATTACTACCAAGTGTGATGGTGTCAGTGTTGTTGTAGCTCAGGGCACTAACAATCAACTTGTCTTCGAGATCCTCTAGATCTATACCGTAAGTGCTGAAGTCTTTGTCAGAGTCCATGAGCCATCCTGATTGTCGGTCCAAGTCACAGTGTCACCGATCTTCCAGCCCAATTGGGTCACAAGATCATTGCCCAGGTCCAGCATGAATTCGCTGGGGAATTCTGGATCTTCTTTTAACACCCGTACAAAAGAAGTGGTATTGGCCATGTTATTTGGCCGCCATGGCTTCTTTTTCAGCCGTGATTTCTTTACGGCGTTCCTTGATGCCCTTGCTCATTTCTTGCAGAGCTTTGCGGGCCCGGGCCGCAGAAGCTTTGACACCCTTGCTGGCAAATTTTTCGTTTTCAGCGATGTAGGTTTCAAATGCTGTTTTGATTGCGTCATGATTGCTCATAGTTGTTCCTTAGGTTAATGTGCTGAGTGCACCTATTAATTATACTACAAAAACCCGGGATGTCAAATATTGATGTGCCGTTTTGACCAAGGATCCCAAATGACCACATGGTCCCAGGGATGGCTCCAGGTCACGATGAACATGCTCAAAGTGTTGTGATCAAACATGTGCATGCGATTGTCATCCACTCGGGCCGCAATGCTACGACTGGTCTGGCACCAGCGTGTGAGCCAGTCTCGGGCTTGGGTATCGCGGACTATGACTGTGAAAAGAGGTTGATCGCTGCGGTAACTGGCTAGGGTCATTTAATGTAAAGTTTGATCGCAGGGCCGAGGCTCATTGATCTGTTTTACATACTTAGCAAATTCATCGGTCAAAACCACCACTTCGTCATCGTGGGCAGCCGCGGTGCCATTGTCTATGCCCAACATCCGCATCATGCCGCCTATGTGGACTTCACGGATGCCATGCTCATACATGACCACCATGATGTCGGTGATCAAGGTCCTTACATGAGATTCCAATTCAAGTTCGTCCAGCATACAATAATTTATGCCAAAACAAAACGGCCGAAGCCGTTTTGTGATACGTAGGGGCCAAGGCCCCTGTGGTATTAGGCTACTACTTTGTCTGCGCTCTTTGCAACAGATTTAGTTGCCTTGACCCGGACTTCGCCCTTCTTGGCGATCTTGGTCTTTTCTGCCAGCTTGTTGGCTACAGCATAGCCAGCATCACCGGTCTGACCCAAGCTCTGTAAATGCTGGAGAGCTTCCAACTTGGTCATTGCTTGGGGCAATTCCATCAAGTTGATGTCAGTACAACCTGCCTTGTTGAGGATCTTGATACGAGCTACCAAGTCATTGGCAAAACGAGCCTTGACTGTGCCATCGGCATTGGTTGCTGTGCCTGCTACTGTGAATAATTTTTCTGTTGCCATTTTGTGTTGCCTTTCTAAGTTGCCTATTAAGTTGATTAAATTTACTACTCGCTACAATAACCATTATACTTGATATTGGCGTCAATGTCAACCATAATAGCTATATTTGGTGGGCCAAAATTACCGATTTTGGTCCAGAACACCTGTGACCACACTGTTGGTGGTATCCACAGCCTGTGCCAAAAGATTTTTGGTCACTGTGGGATACAGCACAGCCAAGGTTATTGCTACACCCAAGATGAACCCTTTCATTTCTTATCACCACTTATTTTGTCTCGGGTCCATTCGGCTGCGCCTGTGACATCCTTGCCCAACCCCGCCACGGTGCCGCAACCAGACAGCATGATCAACATTACTACGATCAAGGTTGCTATGCCCAAAGTGGGACCATTCAATGCCATCCAGGCCATTAATCTATCTTTCATACTGCCTCCTGCTTTAGAAGTTTGACACGACTCAGTTGCGTGGCACGGTCAGCGTGTCTTTTGACACGGCCACGTAGTTTGACCTGTTGACCGGGTTCTAGACCTTCACGATAGGCAAAGAATACCTGGTGATTAGTGTCAGTGATCATGGTCACATAAAAGGTATTCCATTTTGCGCTGTAGTTTGAACGTACTACTTCGCCTTGTACTGTGACCAGTTGATTGATAGTGCCCACGGGTTCAGCTTCGCAATAGGCCAATCTACCGTCGGTACTTTCACGTGCCAAGGTCTGGCTGTGACTCTTGGGCATGGCGGTGATCACACTGATCTCGTAGTCGGTGTTGATCACATCCAAGGCGGCCATCTGGGCTGTGAGCAGGGTCCATTCTGTAGCCTGATTCTTCAAGGCACTCATGGTGGCCGCATTGACCAAGTCCTGACGACATCGGCGTCCTTGATCCCGGTCCTGATCAGTTATAAACTCCAGACCAGTGTCCACACAATACAGTCGCACCAGATCACGATTGGCCGGACGTGTTATCTGTCCTTGATCCGTGAATTCGGCCTGTTTGAAGTAGCCACCGTTGATCCTGTATGCGGCACAGGCCGCGGCCCAGACCAAATCTGCCGGATAGTTGAGAGTGGGTCGGGCCCGTTTAGGCACACATCCTCCGGCTTTCAGCCATGAACACATCCAAGGCTTGGATCTGTTCTGCGGTCAAAGATTTCATATTGATCACCATGTGCTCCAGGCAAGTCAAGCTGTCGCCTGGCAAGTTTTGAGCATACTGTTCCATGATTTCTACGGCTTGATCCAACGTCATTTTCATCCTTGTTAAAAAGTACTGGTTTATCATTTTAGAGTCTCAAACCAGCAAATGTCGACTGCTTGGTATTCTGGGGTATCAAGGCTCCCCAAGGACGGCACCGCCCCATTACAGCCTAATCCAACCTCGACCCAGCATAGGCCTTGAAACCATATTTCTCAAAAACTTTGGCGGCCGCTTCGGCACCTGCTTCAAGGGTGTCAATATTTTGCACACCCATTTCGCTGGGATTCCAGATTTGGTAACTGCCGGTATAGCTCTTACGAATACCTGCGGCCTTGAAGGCCTTGCCCAGACGAGTGTTGCCTTTTATGCCAAAGATGTCGACCCAGGCAAAGCCACAGGAGTATTGATCTCGACCACCCAGCTTCTCCTGGAAGAATTTTTCAGCGGCTTCGCGGGCGGCCTGCTTGGCTTCGTTCACGATAGTGTTCACTTGGATAATGTTGTTAATCTCTGTCATTTTCTGCTCCTAAATTGTTACTATACATATATTATAGCAAATCGGCAAATTCTGGTCAACCGGGCAGGTTAGTGCCCGCTAACTTACATGCTCCAATATGATTCTGAAGCAGGACTGCAAAAATGCGGTGTGTCATACCGCTCAGTGAACTCTTTACCGCCCATTAGATTTGTCTTGGTCACAAAGGTTTCAAACAGTTTGACAACGAAACCCTGTGCCGTCTTGTCCGATACCACTGTCTGGATGTAATCCTGGGTAACTGGGCAGAAGTCCTTCTTCTCAACCAGGCGTTGACCTTCTTTGATTCTGCGGTCTTTTTTGTAAATCTCTAAAGTGTATGCTGTAAGTTTGCTCATTTTCTGCTCCTTATTGTTCACTATAATAATAGTATAGCAAATCGGGCATTTTTGGTCAACCGTTTGGTAAACCCGTAAAAAAGCCCGTTTTACCGGGCTCGAAAGTGTTGTTTTTACGCCACAGAACAGTCTACCAGGTTTTCCTCAAATATACGCCAACATTCTGCCCAGGTCCATTTTAAACTGGCCGTTTCTACGTCTGCACGGTCTAGCGTCAAACACTGTTCCACTGCCGACCGTAAATGGTCATTTAGAAATCCAGTAAGTCCAGGCTCAACAATATCTTTGGGGCCGGCCACAGGATAAGCCGCTACCGGAGTTCCGCAGGCTAGTGCTTCAATGTTGACCACACCAAAGGTGTCAGCACGGCTGGCAAAAACAAACACATCAGCCTGGGCATAGTAACGAGCCAACTCAATTCCTCGTTTGGCTCCCACAAAATGGATGTCGGGATATCTACGTTGTAGTTCTCGCCTGTATGGGCCATCTCCCACTACTATTTTGACAGCACCCGGCATGTCTAACCGGCAAAAATCATCTAGACCTTTTTCAACACTGACCCGACCCACACTTAACAGCACAGGATGATCGGCCACGGTTGCTTCGCGATGGGTGCTGTTGAATATGGTTCGATCCACACCACGAGTCCACACACGCAGATTAGCGAATCCACGTGCCAATAGGTCTTGCCGTATGCTTTCTGTTGTGACCAGCACACGATGACTGTTTTTATGGAACCAACGCAGATACCACCAGGTCCATGACTCAGGCACATGATACATTCGTTTCAAAAACTTGGCAAAGTCTGTGTGATATGAAGTATTGTAAGGAATATGATTACGCTCACACCACCAACGGGCAAATAGGCCTACGGGGCCTTCGGTGGCAATGTGAATATACGACGGCTGTAACGCCTTAATCTTCTTACTAATCCCGTTGGGCCAGCAGAGCCGAACTTCAGGATAACCAAGGCAAGCAATATTAGGGAACTGAGAGGGATCAATATATACAATACGATGCCCGTTGTTATCAGCGTGATCTTCCAGGTTTTTGAAAGTTGTGACCACGCCGTTGATTTGATTTGAGACATTGTCGGTTATTACTAAGATCGTTTTTGACATTTGGTGGTCACTCGGAAAGAATCAAATTTCAGCCAGGACTGCACAGTGCTCTGAGCCCGCACACATTCAGCTTCGGTGGCAAACTCAATGCTTACTCTTCCTGGTACGTCGTTTGGATTGTTTATGTTCACTGCCAACAGTATCAGCAACCACATCGTCGTGCTCCTTGGTCCAGGTTATTATTTCCCATGCTCCGGAATGATGTTCTACCAAGGCAGTCATGCTTTCAACCCAGTCGCCATCATTCATATAAGTGACACCATCTATTTCTTTGATCTCTGCGTGATGTATGTGTCCACAGATCACGCCATCGTAGCCACGCTTCTTACAGTATGTTGCTAGATTTTGTTCAAACTGAAACAAAAAGTCTGCAGCCTTTTTAAC